CGAATAGACTGACTCGCTAATGGCTGTAACAATCCCAATCATTTCTGAGTTTGATGGCAAAGGCATCAGCAAGGCTGTTGCCGAGTTCAAGAACCTTGAAGGCGCTGGCGCTAAGGCTCAGTTCGCCCTAAAAAGGGCTGCCTTGCCGGCTGCAGCTGCCATCGGTGGCCTGGCTGTTGTTATTGGTGATGCCACTAAAGCAGCCATTGAGGATGCGAAAGCCCAAGCCCTGCTCGCCCAAGCCATCACCAATAACACGCTCGCTGGTGAAGCCAACGTCAAGGTCGCAGAGGCTTTTATTGAAAAGACGATGATGCAGGCTGCCGTAGCCGATGATGAGCTACGCCCAGCCCTGGCATCACTTGTCCAGGTGACCGGGGAAATGACTTCGGCACAGGACGGCTTGACGCTGGCCCTCGACGTCGCAGCTGCCACAGGCGTTGACCTGGGAACTGCCACAGATGCCATCGCCAAGGCTTACGGAGGCAACACAAAAGCCCTAGGCACGTTGCTGCCCTCAGTACGCAGCCTCATCAAAGAAGGCGCGTCACTGGACGAAGTATTTGCTGCTGTGGCTGGCACGGTCGGCGGATCGGCAGCTGTAGCAGCCAACAGCGCCGAAGGTCAGATGAAACGCCTATCGCTAACCATTGGCGAAACCAAAGAATCAATCGGTGCTGCGTTCCTACCCATCCTCGAGCGCCTGCTGCCAGTGCTACAAAAGTTTGCTGTGTACGTGCAAAACAACACTGACAAAGTGCTAGCTGTCATGGCGGTCGTTGGCTCGCTGGCAGGTGCAATCCTTGCCCTAAACGCAGTCATGAAGGTCATCACGGTCACACAGCTGGCATTGAACCTTGCTATGGCTGCTAACCCAATCGGCTTGGTGGTGACGGCTGTAGCGCTGCTGGTCGCAGGCTTTGCAGCACTTGTCGTCAAAACTGGCGGTGTGATGAACGCTTTCAAGACAATGGGCAACTTCATCATCGGCGTATTTGAGAGCATCGCCAACAATTACGTCAGCATGATCAATTTGATTATTCGCGGTCTAAACCTGCTGCCAGGTGTTGACATTGGTGAACTTGGCGAAATCAAACTGCCACGTTTCAGCATGAGTGGCGGTAGCAGCACGACCGAAGGCGGTGGAATCACTGCTGGCCCTGATCGAGTAGAACGCATGATTCAAGTGCCGAGCCTGCCCAGCCCAACGCCGTTGACGTTGCCAGCGCCAACTGGCGGTGGTGGCGGTAGTGGCGGTAGCCGAGGCGGTGGTGGCGGTGGTGGTGGCGGTATTAGCATCCTGCCGGACTACACAGGTTTGTACCGATCTGATGACCCACGGCTTGCCGACTACACGCCAGGCGAATTGGCTCGTATGCAAGGTGGCAGCAATATCAATATCACCGTCAACAGCACGATTGCTGACGCGACCCTGGGTGACACCATTGTGAACGCGTTGAAACAGTACAACCGTCGCAGCGGCCCACTTGACGTTCAGATTGCGTAGCCATGGCTGCTTCAGTTGTCCAATCAGGTGACTACCTGCTCGAGTTGAGTACTGGGTGGAATTGGAACGCGTTTCATTTGGCAGATTTTGCAACAACTCAAACACGCACAAACCTTGTTGCAAATCCTTCGTTTGAAACGAACAGCACCGGCTGGGTTACTAATAGTGCCAACGTCACCATCAGTCGCATTACAACAGATGGACTTTATGGTTCAGCGTGTCTGCAAGTGACTGGCACAAATCCAGTTAACTCAAACGGTGCGAGCACCAATACAACAGGTGGTCGCCAAGCAGTTGTTGAAGGGCAACCTGTTACGGCCAGTGCATACGTCAAAGTGCCTTCTGGTCAGCCAACTGTCACCTTAGACATAGATTTGTTTTTTTACACCGCACTAACTGGCGGATCAACGCTCAACAATGTTGATGGCGGCAACGTAACCGTTTCATCCTCAGATGGATGGGTGCGTGTGAGCGTAACCGGAACAGGTGATTCTGGTACTAATGCCTCCGCAATACGAGTTGCATTTGCCGCCAATGTCACCGGCAGTACGATTTTTTTGGTTGATGGTGTGCTGGTTGAACAAACAAACACGCTTCGCCCATACTTTGACGGTACTTATTACGATCAGCCATACACCGGGTACAGCTACATAAGCAACGCATGGACAGGCACCGCCAACGCCTCAACCAGCACAAGCGTTTGGGGTCTCAACACATCAAACATTTACCCCGAAAGCACATTAGATAACAGCACCTACGTGCTTGATGGCACGGAAACTTTTGCAGACATTACGGAATATGTGACCGAGGTTGCGTACCGGCGAGGCCGTCGCAATATTGACGATCAATTCGGTGCAGGCACTATGAGCTTCCGTATGACCGACGAAACAGGGATATTGGGGCCTTACGACACTGCCAGCCCTTATTACGATCCAGCCAACGATAAGCCTGGGCTAGCGCCTATGCGTCGAGTACGACTTAGCCGGGCATCGGAATATCTGTTTGTGGGCTACGTCATCGCCTACAACTACGAGTTCGCATTGGCTGGCCCTAACGCTGTGCAGGTGACGTGCGCTGATGACTTTTATTTGTTGTCACAAACGCAGTTGGCTGCGTTCAACCCGAGTGCGGAAACCTCGGGCGAACGCATTGAGACTGTTCTAGCACTACCCGAGGTCAATTACACAGGCACAACCAGCATTGACACAGGCACCGTGAATCTCGGTCACGACAGCTATTACAACGTGGCAGCCGGTACGAACACGCTTGGCTACATCACGCAAATCAACCAGGCTGAGCAAGGCCGTGTGTTTATGAGTCGAGCAGGCGTACTGACATTCCAGCCAAGAATAGGAGCCACGCTGAGTAGCCCGGTCATCGTGTTCTCAGATCAGGGCACGAATACCAAATACGACGAAGTGGAAATTGAGTTTGACGCTGATGGCGTGCTGAATCGCGCCTACGTGCAAGCGTTGGACGGTAAGAACGCCACGGCTGAGGATTTGACTAGCCAGGCCACGTACTTCATTCAGTCGCAATCAATCACCAACAGCCTGCTGCACGACCAAGGCGAGATTGATGACTTGGCTGACTATTTGCTTGAGCCTGAACCTGGCCCGAGGTTTACAGCTGTGAGCACCAACTTTGCTTTGCTGGATAACACTGAACGCGCTGACGCTGCTGTAGTAGATATCGGTGACACCATCACCATCACCAAAGACATCACTGGCTTATCAAGCCTGACATCGGAGCTCAGCGTGGAAGGCATTGAAGGCATCATCAACTTTGCGACCGGGCATCGAATCACCTATTACACGGCCCCGACCACCGTGGTATTTGAGCTAATTTTGGATGATGCCGTGTACGGTCAACTTGATGGAACCAACGTATTAGGATGAGTGCACTATGGCATTGACAACTTTTACAGCAGGTCAGGTGCTTACTGCAGCACAACTCAATGACAGTTATGCAGCAGTCGGTGGCTTACGCCTAGTGCAATACAATACTTTCAGCGCCGTGTCATCGGTTAGTTTGCCTAACAGCACGTTTACATCGTCTTTTCAGAATTACAAAGTCATTTTTGTGGTTACTGCTGCGTCAGCGAACAATCAAGCATCGTTGCGATTTCGGACAAGCGGAACAGATAACAGCAATGCCAGTTATCACGGATCTTGGATTGGAGAAGCTGCCGGAAGCGGAATTACAGCCGATACAAACGGTGGGACTTCAATGGCATTGGGATGGATTCCAACCACCACACCTCGGGTATCACTGATGTTAGATGTTTTTGCGCCACAAGAAACAGCTGCAACTACGGTGTCAGGTCAATTCGTTGGTATGAACAGCAACTGGACGGTCAATGCAACGATGAATGGGGGAGGCTATTTTGCTGGCACTACCTCTTTTGACAGCCTTAGTTTGATTCCAGGTTCAGGAACACTTACTGGCAACTATCGCGTGTATGCCTACGCGCAAACGAACTGAGGTTTTATGAAAGTGCATGACGGAATTGATCGAGATGCTTCAACAGATGAAATCAAAGCGATTGAGCAAGTGCAGGCAGACCGATCAGCCGATCACGCTGCAGTTGAAGCCAAGTCAATTAGCAAAGCATCAGCCCACAGCAAACTTGCTGCACTTGGATTGACTGACGCTGAGATAGCAGCACTGGTGGCATGAATGAAGTGGGCACCTATGCTCGAAGATTGGTTGAAAGCTTTCGTCGCTGGAAGCGTCGCCGTGTTTATGGCAGGCAAC